GGGTAGATTTTCATTGTCTATCTTTTAACAAAGATAGAATTAAAATCAAGACTTTATATTTTAATTAAACCGCCGTAGTATTTTTTTGTTAATGTTTTAACAAATGTAGGATTTGGGCCTGTATTACCTGCAGCTCTTTTTCGTTTGACAGCACTCGCCTTTTGCGAGCTTGTCATCCGTGTGGCTTTTGCAAGTGGCACGCATTTTGGATATGCTCTTTTCTCCCCCTTGCTTCTTCCGCAAGGTTGATACTTCCCGTTCTTCTTCGGTGCTCCTATGTCTACCCATTTTTCTGCTACCCATTTACGTAGTCCTCCTTCAGCCATATTATTTCCATCCTTTTTTTGTTAGTTTAGGTTTACCTTGTCTAACTAAACCACCTTTAGAAAATTTCTTTTTAATTCTTATGCCTGCTCTTTTAGGCCCAATTAAAATATCAGTAAATCCATCATCATCATCTTTGCTAAATACAACAGCCATATCCTTCATATCTACTTCAGTGTCAGTATCCTTTATAGATTCGTAAGGGTTACCTTTGTATTCCATTTTAGGTTCAAGACCTGTAAATTTAAATCCTTTTTTATTTTTTGGGCTTTTAGAAAATTTATTTTTGTCAGCCATATTAATATTTCTTAGTTACTTTTCTTCTATTGTTCATTACTCCACCACAACCTTTTGCAACTCCGCCTTGGTTGTAATTGGATCTAGCTTTTCTCTCTTGAGAAACTGAATTTATGGATCCACCCATTGCTTTGTTTTTTCTTCCGCCTGGTGTTACTTTCCCAGAGCAAACTGCAGAGGCATACATATTGGCATACGCACTTGGGTATACCTTGAATTTTCTTTTTGCTGCTGCTTTTCCTCTTGGACAAAGTTTTGCCATTAATGTCTTGCCTTACCCCAGCCTTTAATTTGAATTGGTTTCTTTTTACCTTTTGGATTACCAACTAAATCAACTGAATCATCAGCTTTAACTTCTACTGGTCCACCCATAGCAAATACACCTCTACCTTTTAGTACATCTGCTTTAGTTACTTTTCCGTCTCCAGTTAAATCTGGAAATTTTTTCTTAGCCATTTTATTTTCCTCCGTTTTTGTTCATATTTATCACATCAGTTGCCTTAAGTCCATAAATTGCTGCGACTACTGAAACCCATAATCCAACTATCCACCAAGGCATCTCTTGTAATTTTTGAAAATAAAGGTCAATTTTCTCTTGCATCTTCTCATCTTCTGCAAATACAGAATATGCTAACAAAAATAATGGTGAAGAAATTGTCAAAAGTACAAATTCGTCCTTCCAATCTGATTTTTGATTTTGCATTATTTGACCAGAATACTCAATTTCACCTCTTTTCATCTTTTCAGCGTGCAATAATTGAGCTTCGGACATTGCAACTTCCGATTTTTTCTTATTTTTGTAAATTTCAAGGCCAGCTTTAACGCCTTGACCTAATAATCCCCAAGGTATCATTTATTTTTTCTTCTTTTTACTCATTTTAGCTTCAGAAAGTGCTATTGCAATCGCTTGTTTTGGATTTTTTACGATTTTTTTAGATTTCCCGCTATGAAGTTTTCCTTTTTTGAACTCTCTCATAACTTTAGCTACCTTTTTTTGTCCTTTTGGCATTATATGCCTCCTTTATTTTTTAATTCGTGTTGTAAAACAGTTTTTGTTATTGAAGTATCAGATCTTAAGTTTGCTAATTCTTCATTCTGTTCTAGTTTTTGTTGATCTGTCATTTGATTCATCATTGATTTCATCTTATCAAGATTTAATCTATCTTCAGATTCTTTTTTCTTACGTTCATTTTCCATTGCTCTAAGATCTAATTCTCTTGCTCTTAGTTTTGCAATTGGATCATTGTCAAATTGAGAAGTAATTTCTTTTTCTTCATTCATAAACTCTTCCATCATCTCTGCAATCAATACAGCTTTTCTAGATTCAATTCTTTCAGACATCATTCTAGCTTGCATTTGTAATTGCTGCGCCATTTGTGGATTTTGTTGCATCATCATTTGCATTTGTTGTAGTTGTTGTAATTCATTTCTAAATTCAATCTCAACTTGTTCTTGTGCCATCAAAGAAATATGTTCAAAACAATTTTTCTCTAATGCTGCCATTATCACCGGATTATTTCTAGCCATATTAGTTGCCATAAAATTTAAGTGAGCAGTAATGTGTGCTCTATGGTCTTGACCTGGAAATGCTTGGAACGGTTTCCCAGCGAGAGCATCAATGTGTTCTAACGCTGGGTCCTTTGGTTGTGGTGGTTGTGGTCGAATTAAAACTTGATCAATGTCTTTTACACCTAATGCTTCATACATATGTCTATATGCATTGTACATATTGTGTATTCCTGGATTTGATTGTGCCAGTTGCAATTCCGTTTGCGCAAGGGAAATACGCTGTGTCTGAGAAAATATGTTTGGATCAGCAACTGGCAAGATATCTACACGGTCATCAAAGTCAGATTGTTTAATCTGTTTTTGACCACCAACTACATCGTATGGATACTCTGCAGGTAGATAAAGTTTGAAAACTCGTGCTAATAATTTAAATTCTTGTTTTAAAGCTGCATAAATTCTTTTGTGAATCGCAGACATAGTCCTTGATCCTCTTTCTAGCAGCGCAACTGTCGTGCCCACCGCGGCTTGCTGATTCCCATCCCCAACTTGCAAGTCTGCTATAGAAGCAAATCTTTGACCTGCAGTTACAACGACACCCATAAGCTGTAAGAGAGTTTGACTAGGCTCTTTAAATGGTAACATCATAAATGAATCTCTGATGTTTCCTCCAGGTGCATCTACATCTCTAAATTCACCAGGTTGTATTGCCTGTGCATCGTCTCTAATTCTGATTCCTCGTTGTTTAAATCCTGCTGGGAGATTTGATAAAGTTCCAGCGTCTAATAATTGTCTTAAGGCAGATGTCGCAGTTCTTGATAAACCGCCGATCATATGTATTAAACCAAAACCATAAAAACCAAGTCCTGGTAAAAATTTGAAGTGTACGAAATATTGTATCTTAGCTCTTTTAGGATCATTTATTTCATAGTTTCTTTTTATAGATAAAACTTCTCTTGAGTTTTCTTCTAATGTTACAATGTATGGAAGTTTAATTCCTGTCGGCTCACCATCGGGCCCAACGTCTTCAAAACCTTCCAAATCTAAATTAATGTGACATTCTAAAATATTAAATACGTCTTCATCACGACTTCTTGTCGTTCCTTCAAGTTCTCTTTCCTTCTTCTGAACTTCATCTTCATTTAATTGTCCTGGTTGAAGTTCTATGTCTCTATAAAAACCTGCAACTTGTTTTTTACGTAATTCATTTTCAGAAATTTTAATACGATGAATAATTGCTTCCGCATCATCTAATGAGGTAGCTGTGTACGGAACAATTAAATCATCAGCCGGTACAAATTTAGAAACGGCTCTTTGTAAGATTTCATCATAATAAACTTTTTTAAATGATGATCCTGCTAAAGGTAAATAAAATAACATTTGATCAAACTCAGGTTCATACTCTTTCATCTGATCCATCAATTGATAGTTCATAAAGTCTTTGACTCGAGATGCTTGTTGAGTTTTTTCTGGAGTATTTAATCCGAGGATTTGTGTTCTAACTGGTCCATCAGCCGGTAATAACTCTTTATATGCCAACGCCTGAAACTGAGTAACAGCTTCAGCAAGCACCGGATGAGTGGCACCCGAAGCACCCGAGAATGGTTCCGTCCTGTTTTCATATTTAAATCCTAACAGATCTAAACCTGTTTTGTAAGAACTTTCCCAATCTTTTCTAGAATTTTTATAATCTTGATAATTTTGAAATATATCAGAACCTAATCTACCTAATACATCATCTGGTAAATGTTCAGCTAAATTATCGTAATGATTTTCAGTTCCTTCTACTGAAGCAATTGCAGGATCATAATTAATATCTACTGACCCATCTTCATTTTCTTGAATCTCAACCGGATTACCTTGTTCGTCAACTTCTTGCTGTTTTTCTAATTCAGCTTCTTCGATTTCAACATCAGAAGGTACGGTAATATTTTGTTCTACGTTAGGTAGAACCTTATCTATGTCTGCCATTATTTTTCTCCAGTTTCACGGTTTTAACAGTATTATATTGATAATTCAAGCCTCGCGATTGTGGTCCTCTTTTAGGAGGTGGCCCTGACTTTTTACCGTGTTTATATGGTGTATTAATCTTCATAAGTAAATTTTTTCATATCTTGATGAGAAGAATCTTCAATACCAAATTCAACCTCTTTCATTTTACCTTCTGCGTCTGGAAACACTTCTACTTCATCATATTCCAATGCTCCAGTTTCAGGGTCTTTTCTAATCTCCATTTCAAGTTCATTTTTAATTCCAATTTCATCTCCAGCAGAACCATAATTTGTTTTCTTTATTCTTGTAGAATTTGCTGAATCAACAACAGTATATTCTCCTAGATCATATTGAACAAAGCCATCTGGGTTATCTGCTTTACCAAGTATTTTTGATTTACCCATCATTTTAACTTTACCAATTAAATCTAATAAATAATCTGGAACATTATCTGCTGATCTTGATATGACTTCCAACATTTCTGGAGCTTCCTTTGCAATAGGTTTTATAAACTTACCTAAGAAAGGTAATGTTCCAAGAAGTGTAATTCCTTGACCTGTGAATTTTAAGAATCTTCTTCTACCAAAATCTTTTGGCTTACCACCTTTTTCAAGAGAAACTCTACCACCATTTGCAAATGCAACAGAATAAGGTTGACCTGTAACATCAAATACTTTTTGTCTAATCATATTTAAAATTCCTGATCTGCCTTCAGCTCTATCTTTATCTTCTTGTTTAATTTTTTCTTCAACAATTTGATATTGATTATTTAAATACATTTTTTCTTCTTCAGTTACTTCTGGTCTACCTCTCATTCCAACAAGACCTTCGTCCATCATTTCAGACTGAGACATATCAAATGATTGTTGTGCATTTATTTTCTTTTGAATCTCTTGTGCATCTTCTGGCAAACGTTGGTATTTTTTAATTGTATTGTAAAGTGGATCTACACCTACAAATCTAAATGCCATTTCTGGAACAGACTTACCTTCTTGAAACGCGACTCCAGCATCATAGATACCGTAGCCAACTCCTAAAGCTCCTAAACTTTTAAAAGCTAACTTACCATAACTTTTACTTGCAACATCTTCTGCCATTTCTGAAATGAATTCTCCAGTTGCTCTTGCACCAGGAAATAATTCTGATTTTAATTCTTTTACACCTAAAGCTTTTTTAGCCATATCAATGTCTTTTGTATAACTTGGTATACCTAAATCATTTGACGCTAATGCAGGAGTAACTTTTTTTGCAGCTTCAATAAATTTTTTAATTGGATCTCCAGCTTGTTTATATCCTAATGCTTTTGTTGAAAAAGTTCCTTCAGGAACATTAGGTCTAATAGTAACACCAAGTTCATCTGCTTTTTCTAATATGGCTTGAACTTTTGGATTACTTGGATCAGGAAATTTTTCAATAAACTTTTCAGCAGATTCTTTAAATCCACCTTTTCTATTATAAGGTCCTAAAATTAAATTTCTATTATATGGAAAGTCTTTCATCTTTCCTGTTTTGTAAATATCTCTTTGATGTTCTATTTCAAATACTCCTCTATTTTTAATATCCGTTAAATTAGGTTTAACTTTTATTATATCTCCATTTTCTGAAACAGTTGTAGACATTTGATCCATCAAAGCTTCATTCTTTAAAATGATATCTGGGTTTTGTTTTATCTTTTGATTTAATTGCTGTTCTATTAAACGTTGTTGAAAATTTAAAAATTTTTCATTAGGAGTCATTTTTACATCTCCCCCT